CGAGTTACCATTTGTCCCCCTGTACAATACACTTTCTTGACCAAACGACTTAAATGCGAGGTCAAGTATCGTATCGAACTCTTCTCTACTCTTTGGTAACACCATGAAACTCTTTTCAAGTCCATTTTTATATACACCAACACATGCATGCGGTGTTATACCTAAGTCTTCTAAACAAGCTCGTAAGTTATTAGTTCTAGCTTGGTTATCAGTGTAATTGAACTTGGTAAGCTCTGCGCTTAGTATCATTACTCGTTTAAATTGTGTTTGTCGCATATTATTCTCCTGTTAATACATTGCTTTACTTAATACGTTACTATCGTGATACAAGTCAACCATTGGATCGGCATAATATTTGTTACCGATATCTTCTTGTTGCTTATACATGCTCTGTGCCACTGCGTATCGTCCACAGTATACACAAATACCTTCCTTGGTGAGTGTTAGCTTCATAGTACCACGTCCTTGCTGTACTTTGTGGTTATCTGTGTGTCCGTCTTGTTCACAATCACATTGATATTTCATTCAGTATCCTTTAGTTATTAGTTGCCCATTCTCTAGCTTGTTCATTACTTATAAATATCATTAAAGAATTACAGCCTACCCAGTCCTCTTGATCGTACCAGACACGGCAACCTTTAACAAAGTATATACCTATAGTCATATTATCCCCTTAGTTGCTTATATTGTTTACTTGCTATCTTAAAATACCTAAGTGCTATACGTTCCTCATCTGTCATCATACGTGCCATGATATTATCCCTTTATTATAATTTCTAGTAATGATATCGCTAGTATCGCCATGATACCCGATGCTAATAGTGTTGTCATTCTCATCGTTTACTCCTAAATAATAACTTGTTTAGTAGTCCACCAAAGTTCCAACCTATGAATGCGCCTATTATAAATATTATCATTGTTTCCATGCCCTATCCTTTAATTAATGCCTTCCGTGGCTTGTTTAACTACTTCCTGTATCGGTGTATATTCTAATAACATTAGCAGGTTTTAATGTTATTTATTCTTTTTATTGTCTTCTAATAGTTTTGCTAAGTAGTCTAAGTCTTGTTCTGTCATACTGTCTCCTTAGTGTTAGTAGGTAACAATGTTTGTTATTGTTGCCCTGAAATAATAATAACACACTATGACCCACAGTACAAGAACTAAATGCATACATACTCAATAAACATGTATAATATGTATAATATCAAGCGGTTAACAGTATAATCACGAAAAAATAACCGATGTCTATTAATAGACAATCAAGTACACTGCGGTGTCACTAAACAATTATTGTGTGTCAAGCACTAAATTAAATAGTTGGTAAACTAATAGTGTTTGTCAAGTATATTGGTGATACTAATTGTCTATCGGTGTTCATTGGTGTGATAGATAATATCTATGAGGTCAAAAAATAGAGATGCCTCAAACTAATTGCACACTGCAACACCATTGCACACTGCAATAACACAACGTGCCACCTAACAACACATTGACACACCACACCAATGGCACCATGTAACACCATGTGTTGCCTAGTAGCATCATGTGTTCGACAGTGTCACTAAGTGTTACCTCAGTGTACCAATTGTTCTATGGGGCGCCTAAGTGTTCGGTGAGTCAAACAAAGGTGGCATGGGGGAAACTGAGGTGCCGTGAAGTAAATACAGTGCCTGTGATTTATTTTTAAAAATTGAACGAGTGATGAGGATTTGAACCTCTTAAGTCGGACGCATCTAGTATCGCCGTGATTCCGTTCCCATTCGCAGACTCCATTGGTCTAACCACTCGTGATTTATTTTCAATATTTTTATGTAATTTTACGCTACTTACTGTATATAAATAGCGCATTATTACACTTTTGTGTCACTTTATTCGTCACTCTCTGGTTCTGTGAAAACCCCAGATGTCAAAAGTTTGTTCACTATGTGGACATTGAGTTGTCCCATTGTGTTAGCCAGTATTTCCTCAACATGAGGGTCTAGCTGTGTCCCAAGTATGTGAGATAGTGCATGAAAGCACTCATGTGTGAATGTATCAACGAAATCTGCTGTACCTCCGTACTCACTAAGCATTACTATAGTGCCATTAGTGTATAAACCCATGGCTCCTAGTTGTGCTAGGCGTAAATCATCAATGATTACAGGTACATCTTTGCCCATTATATTTATTTTTTTAAGTTTCTTTGGTGTTTTGTACATGGTACCTCCTATTTCTTTGTAAGTTTTCTGCGTTTACTATGATATTCGTTTAGGTAATTATCTTCACACATAAGTCTAGTATCTTTGTAATCCTCTGAAATTGCGTTAAGTATTAACACTAGTATAGATACAAATAGTATAATATACATAAATACCTCCTATTTAGCCCGTAAAGGCTGTTTAAATTGATTGTATAAGTAAGGTATACATTGGTATAGGTTTAGTATACAAATGGCTTAGAACGAAACCTCGTGACTCTGAGGTGTATACCAATAGGGATACCAGCCTACGATATCTAACGAACTAAGTAAGTAATACTGCGGAACACTTAGGAACACCTATTATACCCTTATGCGTATACTTGGTTAATATACCCATATTCGTATATTGTTACAGTTATCGCTTTTGGGTGCCTAGTGTTACATAGTGTCTCTTAGTGTTCTATACTTACACTATACTTACTCTACTTTTGGTCTATTTTTTCATATTTATCTATTGTTAATATAGTATCAATCTAGTATTAGTATAATATATAATATTATCGTTCCTCTAATATACTACACATTTGGTTTTCATGAATGATATCAGTAAGTTAGCAAGTATAGCTACACTTAGTGATTTCAATATGTTAACTAAAGTAAATAAAATTAGTATAGTAAGTGATATTAGGTATTTATGGTATCATTTGGTACACATAGTGACACCTAATAACAAGTACTTACTGCCATTACTTATTCAGTATTATTGGTATATAAAATATTACAATAAACAAAATTAATGTACCTATTAATTCTAAATTAGTCATTATTTTCTCCATAGTCTTATGGTATTCTTTTGACCACCGTTTTCGTCATACCATTCATCTCTAAAGGCATCTAACATTCTATCGGTACTCTCTTCTCTACGCATTTGTTTCTGTTGCTCCTGATTGACGTCCAGATAGTCTAAGAAGAACTTTACTCCTAAGCCTAGTACATCTAGCCTATCATCATGCCGAAGGCTTCCACGCTCCTTAGAGAGCCTAGAAAGTTGATACATAAGCATGTACTGTGGTGCCTTATCAGGGCTATATGCAATCCTTGCACTATCATAGTCATCTTGTATCGTTTTAGGATCAAAGATAAGTCTATGTTGATTCATTACAGGTTCTAAGGCATCAATTATTCTTAGTTCCTTTTGAGCAGTAACTCGTATCTCTTCTATCTCAACTGGATAAACTTTAGACACATGAGGCAATAAAAGTTGTTTAAACATACCATCACCAAAGTTAGACTCTACTACGATCTTATTAACTTTATAGGACTTAGCAATTGCAGCTAGACCACCAAGTGTTTCATCGGTGTAACCACCGTTCATACCACCAAACTTAGGACAGAATATATTACCATTAAGTAATTGTAACACAACATAGGCTGTCTCATCGGCACCACGACCAGACGGGTCAATGGCTAAGATTGTCATTTGGGGAGCTGAGCGCTCGTCTGAGAGCTTCTCAGGGGCATAGAACTTCTGACCTGCCATAGCGACATTGGGAATATCCTTTAGAACCTGTAGTGGGTTGTTAGACCAATAGATTTCTTCAGGTAATTTATCATTCAATGATGCAATGACTAAATCATTTATCTTTAGTGGAAACTTGTCTCCATCAGATAAACTTGTGTCGAGCATGAATTGCAGGGCAAAACCTGAACGACCATAAGATAGTTCACGCTTAGCTAGATCTTCATCATCAAATCTTAAGGGATCTGAAGAAGTACCAGCGTCCATAGTTTTCATCATAGTTCTTATAAGTGGTGCCAATTTAGCACCATAGTTATTAGCTTGTTGTTCTGTAGGTATTCTAGCACACCAGATTTTCATATCGTAACCCTTGGTGTACAAGGTGTTATATAGACTTAATTCTGTCTGTGGTGTCCCTAGGTATACAATCTTACCATCAGGTTTAATAACTGCATCAAACTCTGTTACAAGCCTAGCAAGCTTCTCTCTGAGGTCATGTGTTGTACTGTTAGATACAACTTCAATATCATCTGCGATAATTACATCAGCTCGTGATCCTGTAAGTTGACCTGTGATACCTACCGATTTAACACTTGGGGAACCACTGGGTTTTACTCCGTGTACATCAAAGATGTTCTGTGTGGCTCTTTCACCTAGTGACTTATCGGGTTCAAGGTGTTTTAAGAAAGGTACATCACGTATGATATTCCTTACAAATATAGCAAATGCATCAGCTCTATCACGACCTGCTGATACTACCATAATCTTTTTCTCTATATCTTTCCATAGTAACCAGCATACATAAGCAGCAGTTACATAGGATTTACCAACACCCCTAAAAGCGACAATCTGTGTACGTTCGCCACCATGTTGTAGGTATGTACATATGTCATTTTGTATTGGTGTTAGTGGTGGTAGTTCTAAATGTATCCATATAACATGGCAGAAGTTTCTAAAATCTTTCTTCATTGATGCTATTTGTTTATCCGACAGCTTCATCTGACTCCTCTTCATCTAGAAATGGTAATTCACCAACTGGTGTCACCTCTTGTTCTAACATCTGCAACGGTTGACTGTATTCTATATCAGCCGTTACATTGTTATCTTTTAAAAACTTAATAGCTGCATTGATGTCCTGAACAGTACACTCTGGGTCACTCAGCATTCTCTTTAACTTCTGAGCGACCATCTGGTGTAATTCATTCATTTCATCATTATTAGCTTTAAGTACGTCTTTCTTTTCAGTAGACATTAATTCTCCTTTGCGAGATTATCCTTCATATATATGAGTAACTGAGTTTGACCACCCTCTAGTGAGTGTACCCTATCTCTTAACTTCATTACCTCATGCCTATTCCAGCGACTCATCTCTTCTGTGTTATCATGCTTACTCATGTACACTGCTAGATTAACATCAATCTTAGCAATGGCTTCAAGTGTTTTCCTTGTGAAGAATGCATTAACTACTAACAGTAGGCTCATTACGGAACCGAGGACTGTTATGATTACATCTGAGTTCATTGTTTCCTCCTTGGTTATTCTAAAGAATCAAGATATTCTTGCTCCTTTTTTAATCTTCGTTTTCTTTCAGCTTCAGTCTCTTTCTCATCTTTCTTTAGACCTAGACCTTTACTTGTTCTATTGTTTCTTTTGGTGTCTCTAAAGAATTTATACTTTGTTTTTGCTGTCATTAATTCTCCTTTTAAATGAGGAGAGATAGCGTTACCTACCTCCCCTATTAATTTACTCTTTTGGATACTTAGCTTTGATACCATTTCTTTCATCCTGTAAAGCTTGAAACTCTTCAGACATAATACCTTTATCTAGGATAATATGAATTACCTCTTCGATACTTCGGTATTCTTTCTTACGAGCTTCAATTTTTTGCTTGTTACGGAAATCTTTGTCTAGACTTAGATCTTCCTCAGTAATCACATAGTCAGCTTTTACTAGATGTATAATTTGTTCTGGTTGATCTTCAGTTGCTTCAATAACCTCAGTACCAATAATACGAGATCGTAATTCTTCAGATATCTCATCCTCATTGATCTTACGTTCGTTTTTACCCCAATACTCTCTACCAATTAACTTATTAAGCGTTCTATCTCTATCCTCTTTAGTTCTTGGAGCGTAATTGTACTCCCTACCATCAATCTCATTTACTACATTTAATTTATACATGCTTGCTCCCCTTTAAATCTTTGATTTGAATCATTATTTAATCCTCGCTATTGAAAATGTGTTTCTTGAAGAAGTACCTTCTAAAGTCTCTGGGGAGCTAGCGGTCTGTATAATTCTAACTTTGACCTCTTGTCCTTTAGTTAAATTTACAGCCACAGAATTACTCATTGTCCTTGTAACATTTATTGCTGAAGAAGTGTCTAATTCAAACCTATCACTAGCTACGACAGTACCTTCTACATCTATATAAGAATCATACATTGTATTAGCGGTTGTTGTACCTATTATAATACTATTTGTATTATTTATCTGATACTTACCACTTACAGGAACAGTATATATACCTGTACTAGTATCATATGAAGAACCGTGAGTATTATAGTCAATATCCTCAAAAGGTATAGTAGTGGCTGTATTGTGCGGTATACTTGTAGAAGTATTACTAGTATACCTAGCCGCAACAGTTTCAGTTTCCAAAATGGTTTGAGGTGATGATCTTTTAGCTATAAATATCCTATGTGCATCTGTATTACCTAATGTTATAGTTGAAGTAGCTCGTAACGTCATCACTTGCCCCTTCTCCATGTATAGGGAACCTGCAAAAGTGCAATCAGAAGCAGAACCATTAGATATTGTTAATCTAACACGTGGGGTAGGTTTAACACCACCTATATAAACGTCTATTGCGAATACAGTAGGAGTAGTATAATCCAATAAACCACTTACATCATAGTAACCTGTTTCAGGACAAGTAAAAGCGTCAGCTTCATTACTACCCGTATTCCCCGCATTACTCCAAGAAGTTGTTGTATCTATAGTGGAGGTTTTAAACGGAATATCTTCAGAATTTGCTGCAATAGATTCACCATCATTACCACTAGCCTCAACAACTATATCTCTCCCACCAAGATCCTCTGACATTGCTGCGTCACTAGACCAGCCTTGGATTGGTACTGACATAGTAAATACTAATCTATCTGTATTATCAAAACCGCCTGAGGCAGCAGGTACAGTGTTACTTAAAGAGACTTCGCCTTCTACTTTGAAAACTATATTACCGTCTATGATAGGGTGTACTGTGCTATAAGATGACCCGTCTAAAGTCCAGCCTACCCCTAATGTTTGTCGTGTACTTAACTCAGAAACATCCATAGTAAATAATGTCTGTATTAGTGGGAAGATAACTTCGTTTGTGGCATCTGCTGTAGCCGACACATCAACCATTAACTCTATGTTAGAGCCTACTCGTCTATATCTTGAGCCATTATCTGATATGGTTACGTTTGTGAATAATGGGGTAAAATCTTCCCAATCAGTAATAATCGTACCCTTAGCAACTTCCCTCGGACCCAACTGAAAGTTATCAAATCTAATTCCCGTATATGCCGTAGCAGTATCATCTGATTGATGTATGATTAATCTATATGATGTAGAGTCTGATGCAGTTTGAAATTGAAAGTAGTGCTTCCCTTTTCCTGCTTTAAGATCCTCACCATTAACTCTAATTAACACTGAATTAGTTACGTCATAAACTGATAGTCTTAATTCATCGTCAAGGTATCCTACTTCTGATGCATCATAGTCAAAGCTACATGTAAGTTTTTGAGCCTGATCAGCTTCATCAATAGTAAAGGCAACACTTGCACCTTCACCTTGTCTATTTACGGCATCTTTAGTATATAGAAAGTTAGCTGAACCTCTTAATGAAGTATCAGCAGATCTATCAAACACAACACCTAAAGCTGTACCTGCTGTACCGTCAACTGGATTTAATCCTGCTGAGTCCTTATATGTTACCCAATCTCCTACATCAACTTCAGCATCAACTGAACTATCAGTAATATAATTGATACCACCAGAACCACCACCAGATCCAATTTCAATCTCGTTACCAGCATCATCAAGTGAGTATAACTTACCATCAGTTTTAGGATAGATTGACTTGTAACCAGCACTTGGTGTCGCAGGGGTAGCAATTTCTTGCATAGTAATTTCATCATCAAATGTTTTATTAGTTAATGATTGAACACCTGAGTCACTATAAGCTTTAATAGATTGCTGAGTAGCTAAAGCTGTAGCACTATCTGCCGCCATTGTGTCGTCATCTAGAATACTATTAACTGTTGCATCAGCACCTAACTTAAGGCTTGCTGTATTAATAAGACCATCCTTATCCC